CCGGGCTCGTCCCCCAGAAGCGGTACTTCAGCTTGAACCGGATCATCCGGTCGCGGTCGTGGGGGTGGAACTCCGGGAAGCAGTAGGCGGCGTTCAGGGGGAGGATGCGGACGCGTCCGGGGTGGAAGTTCCCCGCGGCGTCCTCGCGCGCGTCCTCGTAGGCGACCTTCAGGAAGACGTCGCCGGACACGGAGCCCTGCTGGCCGATCTCCCACAGGAGGGAGGCCTTGTCGTTGTCCGTCTCCCAGATCCGCTTCAGCAGGTCGGGGACGATGGCTTCGGTGACCTTCGGGGAGCGGAACTGGACGCCCTTGCCGAAGGTGAAGTTGATCACGTAGTCGGTCAGGGCGCGGTACAGGTTGACGACGACCTGGGGCTCGCCGGTGGCACGGCGGTAGCTGTAGTGGCTGCCCAGGTACATCGCCCAGTTCAGCGAGTAGCGGTTGAGGCGGGGCCCATGGATCTCGAACTCCTCGTCAGCCAGCTCGACGAGCCCGAGCGGGCTGATGCTGATGGCCAGGTCGCTGCTCGCGGCCCGGTAGTTGGCGGGTGAGAAGTCCACGGTCATCCGTCTGCTTCGCCTTCCTGGTCCGGTGGCAGCGTACTTGCTGCGTGATCGTCAGAGACCAGCATCCCCGGTCGAACGCTGGTCTGTCTGGGCAAAGCCCGGTCAGAAGCTGGTGGCGACTGGCGCCTTGGTGTCTCTCGGCCCTCGGTCCTTGGCCTTCTTCGCCTCGGCCTCGTCGTGGGCCTTCTTCTCCTCGCGCGACATCTCGTTCACGCTGCCGACGAACTGGCCACCCATCTGGATGTACTTGTTCTTCACCCAGGCCGAGGCCGCGGGAGAGGGCCACTTGGCGAACTTGGCCTTGCCCTGCATGACGCACATCTCCCAGAGCTTGGCGTTCTTGGGGATGTTCGAGGTGCGCTGGAGCTTGCCTTGGTCGCGCGCCTGGTTCGGATCCATGGTCCTGCTCTCTGGTAGGTCTGCTGGTGGTCTACGTCAAGCCCTCCACCTCCCGGTACGCGCCAGTCAAGGGGTAAGGCCGGGAGGCGGAGGTGGTTGGTGGGTCAGTCGAGGACGACTGCCGGGTTCAGGCGGTGCGGACGGTTGGTCCGGTCCACCTGCTCGTACTCGTAGTGGTCGGTGCCGCTGAAGGCGCCGTGGGCGAAGTCACCGAGCATCTCGGGGGCCTCGACCCAGGCCGCCGAGCCGACGTGGGCCCGCTGACGCATGGTCTCCTCGGGGTACTTCTCGAAGACGTTGGCGTTGTGGTTGGGCCGACCGGGCGGGGTCTGGAGGCCCTGCATGACGCCCTTGGCGAAGTCGTTGGGGACGTCCGTGTCGGTGGCGACGCCCTCCTCGAAGCGCAGGGGGCCACGGTTCGCCGGAACGGACGGGGCCTGCTTGCGCTCGTAGGTGTAGGGGACGCGCTCGGGGAACTGCGGGGTGGGGGCGAGATTCGCCATGTTGGTGCTCTCCTTCGGAGATGGATGACTAGTCCCTCCCAGGATGCAGCGTCCTGGTTGCGGTGTCTCAGTGAACCGGGTAGGATCTCCAGCACGGGTCCTGGTGTAACGGGCACGGTCTCACTGCGCATCGCCTAGCGGGTAGCTCCCCACGTCCTGGGGGGTCCATTAGCGTGTAAGAGCCGCAGGCAGGCCTAGCACACCCGCCACGGGGCGAGGAGGAAGCCGTTCGACTCGGCTGGACCCGACAGATCAGCGGCTGAAGAACACGTTGCTGGCCACCTCGACCTGAGGCATGACCTGGTCCTTGGTGAGCGAGCACGCCAGGGACAGGCTGTCCACGTAGTCGTCGTGGGCGTGCGCCTCGTCGGGAGCCGCCACCAGCATGTTCGGCCCCTTCCAGACCAGCTCGGCCTCCGACATCTGCTGGACGAAGCGCTTGTAGGTCCGCAGCCGACGGGTGAAGGCATGCGCAGGCCAGCCGATCATCTTGCGCTGGATCAGCGCCTGAAGGTGCTTGTACCGAGCCGACTGCTCCGTGGGGCTGGAGGTCACCGGGACCACCTCGGCCCGGGGCATGAGGACCTTCAGGCGCTGGGCGACCGCGTCGCCGACACCGTTGGCGTCCACCGCGACGGCGTAGACGTCGTAGTTGGCCAGGAAGTTGGTGATCTCGAAGTACTGCTCCTCCCAGTTCATGCCGGAGAGGTCGAGCCAGTTGAGGATCCGGTGGTCGTAGTAGCCGAACTCGTCGGGGCGGTCCCAGTCCACCCACACCACGGTGACGATGGTGGAGTCCGTCTTGCGGGCGGGGTCGATGCCGACCACCACCGGGGTGCGGTGCCAGGTCTTGACGACCTGCTGGCCCTTGTCCCCCAGGCCCTCGATCTGGGCCTCAGAGACGAACATGCCCTGCTCCAGCAGCCATTCGCCGCAGTTGTGGGAGGCCAGACCCTCGGCGACGAACGTAGAGCTGGAGGTGGTGATCGAGACGACCCGCTGCTCCCCGACGAACTCCTTGGAGACCACCGAGGGGTGATCGAAGCCGCCTCGCTTCCGGTCATGACGACCGATGGAGCCGAGCTTGTCCACGTCGAGGTTGTCCAGCAGGCGCTGGGGGCGCACCTGGCCGAGGAAACGCATGGTCTCGGCACGTCCTCCGCCGACGGACACCACGTTGACGTCCCTGTTCGTGCCGTTGGTCGCTGAGGCGATGTCGGCCTTGAATCCCAGCTCGTTGAGGAACCGTTGGGTCTTGCGGAAAGCCGCGTTGGAACGCTGGGCGTAGGTGACTACGGCATGGCCGTTGCTGAGGTTCAGCGAGCCCTCGCCGTCGAAGATGCCCGCGAGGTAGCCGGTGCGGTAGTCCTCGTCGCTCTCCCACACGTCGGTGATCTTGAAGATGCGGTCGGTAGAGGTCAGCTCCTCGGTGGTCTTCCAGAGCGTGCGACGCCCGGCGGTGCTCACCAGCCAGCGATGGTCGCTGGAGCAGGTCACCGTGGTGCCGTCAGAGAGGGTCAGCCGGTAGCAGGGCAGCCAGAGGTCGCGCACGTCCTCCACGACGGTCGTCTTCAGCTTCCGGTGCTGGCCCTTTCCGGGACGGTGCTCGTCGAAGCCGATCAGCAGGTCGCCGATCTGGACCTCGTCGGCCTTGACGTGTCGCAGGTCCTCTGTCAGGATCCTGGTCTCCGGGGACACGCAGTAGCTCAGGCGGAACTCGTCGGAGTCCTCGCCGATCCGCAGCATCTCCTTGCGGATGAACTTCTCGTAGTTGGGGTTGTACTTGGCCACGGTCTTCCAGTCCCACTGGAAGTGGTTCTGCTTGCGGCCCCGCTGGGTGGCCCGGCGCTTGTTCAGCTGGATGGCCCGGTAGTAGTGGTTCTTCACCACGGTGGGAGTGCCGGTCTTGACGATGGTGCCGTTGTAGTAGGCCGCCATGGGGGCAATGGACTTCGAGACCACGAAGTCGTCGGTGGCCTGGGCCTCGTCGATGATGATCAGGTGGAAGGACTTCGACTCGATGTTGGCCTTCGGGTTGGCCGTCATCATCGTCAGGGTCGACCCCGACTTCTTCAGCACGATGCCCTTGGTCACACCGCCGGTGCGCTTGGCGACGTCGTCGATCTCAGGGTCGGACAGGATCTCGGTGGCGTTCTCGCTGGTGAGCCGGTTCACCGTCCTGCCGAACAGGGTCTCGACCTGGCTCTCGACGGGGGCGAACATGCCGATCCAGATGCCGTCCTTGAACTTCCCGAGCAGGTCGGGGTAGATCTTGGCCAGGCGGGGCATGAGCACCATCAGCGTGGCCACCACGAAGCTGATGATCTCGGTCTTGCCGGACTGACGGCTGGCCAGCGCGGTCAGCTCCTCGCCGTCGTTGATGATGACGCTCTCGAAGACTCGCCGTGCGAAGGGCTTCTGGTACTCGTGGAGGTCATGGCCGACCAGCATGACGCCGAACTGCATCATGCGGTCGATCAGCTTCTCGACGAACTCCGGGGACAGCTCGTCCTCTTCCGGCTCGTCGAACTGGTCAAGGTCTTCTGGGTCGACTTCTTCAAACTGAGAAGGGGACGCCTGGTTCTCGATGTCATGGCTCATGCCTCCATGATCGAGTCCAGACGCCCCCTGGGTCTGCTCAAACCCTGTTACAGCTTGCTGCGCCGCTGCTGCTCCTCCAGGAGCACGACATGGGCCTCGGCATCCCTCATGGCTTCCTGCAGCAGCACCAGCTTGGTCTTGGCGCCCTGCAGTGTCTCCGCCGCCAGTGCGTCACCGGTGACGGGATCCTGGGCCTTGTACCACGCGTGGGCGGACTCGAAGGTGTCGACCGTGACCTGCTCCAGGTAGAGCGCGAGATCCTGGGCCGGGACCCGGCTGGCTCGGCGGGCCAGCTTCTCCATCTCCTGGGTCTTCTTGGTGGTGATGGGGCCCGTGCGGTGGGCCACCAGCTTCTGGAAGGCGAGGGTCCCGAGGACCGCAGCGATTGCGGCGCCAAGCACGCAGATGGTGAGGGTCATTCGATGTACTCCAGGTCGTTGATGTCGTAGCCGTTCTCCCGGGTGACTCTACCACCCATGGCAGCCAGGAGGCCTTCTCGCTCGTGCCTGCGGCCCTCCCAGCGACCGACGATCAGGGCGGTCTTCAGGCCGGGGAGCCGGAGGGCCAGGGCGGTGCCGTGCCGGTAGGGCGCCTCGGTCTCGTGCACGGGCTCCCGGGTGACAGCGGGGAGGGCCTTGCGGTCGAGCCAGTAGAGCTTCTGGACGAACAGCTTGGTGTTGGGGATGTCGTGGATCTTCATGTGGTAGCCTGTCTGTATTGCGCCCCGCCCTCCTCCTGGACTGGCGGGGTTTTCCGTCGGTCAGAGGTTCTTGTAGGTGCGCGCCTTGGCCCGAGTGGACCCGCCGAGGTTGCCCTTCCGGTAGGACCCCTGCGCACCACGCTTGGACTTCGCGCTGTGGTTGTCGTTGAGGCCGCCCTTGAACGTCTGGGCGGTCCTGGCGATCCGGGCGAAGGTCTCCGCCGCGGCGGGAGTGAGGTTGCCGGTCTCGGCGACGCCCCGGGGCTTCTGGTCCAGGTAGGTGAGGATGAACCGGCCCTTGGACCTCGCGCGCCGGAAGTTGTACCACTGGGTCGGGGAGACCTCGAAGTAGTTGTAGAGCGTCCCGTCGCGGAACATGACCGTGAGCACATGGCCGTCGGAGTCGTAGCCCGCGGCGATGGTGCGGGGGCGGAGCGGATCGGTGGTCGAGGTGGGGACCTCGGTCATCGCCGCATACTCGGCGGCGAAGGGCATGGGGTTCTGGGCGCCGTTGTTGTAGATGCTGCCCAGCGGGAGGTAGTTGTCCGAGGACATCCACCCGCTCTCCGACGGGTCGCGGCGGACGAAGCTGCCCCACTCGCTGTGCATCGTGGGGGTCTCCATGCCGTGGCCCCCGACGCCCTCCAGCTGCGCACCGGAGCCCTCGTCGAAGTACTGGATGATCTCGTAGTGCTCGCGGTCGCTGTGCGCCGCGGGGATGGAGTTGAGGATGCTGGAGCGCTGCCCGGTCATGGCCTGGGCACCCCGGTAGGCGTCGTAGCCGTCAGCGTCCCCCAGGCCCATCTCCATCATGCGGTTGACGGGTCCGTTGAGCCGCCGGGCCTCGGATGCCAGCCACGGCTTGTTGCTCAGGGAGTCGTCGAGCGCGGCGCTGACGACGCTCGGGTCCGGGGGTCCCAAGGGGCTCATGGGGGGTGCTCCGTTCAGCAGGTGTGGGTCGCGGTGTCAGCCTCGGGCATGATCTCCCCGCAGAGGTTGCACTGCAGGTAGCGCTCGGGTCGGTAGCTGTTCTGGGCAGTGGCGCCCGGTGCAGGGAGGGGCATCCCCATCTCGTCGACGGGCTCCTCCAAGGAGACGGGCCGCTCTCGGTGGGTCAGGGCAGGATCGAACAGGCCCGCGCGCATGTAGCTCTGTGCTGGCACGGCGTGGGCCTGTTCGGCCTGGTAGGTGCGAATCACCGGTCGCCGGGGCTCCGACGCTGGCGGCGGGACTTGGGCTTCTCGTCCTGGAGCAGCGGGTTGGGGTCCTCGTCCACGGGCTCGTCGGCCTTGTCGTCCTCGGCGTGCTCGACCTCGGCCAGCGGCTCGTCGGCGGCGATGTCCGACCGCGGCGTCAGGGTCTCGTCGGGAGCCGGGAGCACCCACTCGGTGCCACGGTAGGCGGCGGGCAGGTGGGCGTCGCAGTAGGGCTGGTCCTCGACGCCGGGGCTGGAGAAGAGGTGCTTCGCCTGCTGGGTGCAGTTGACGCAGGTCATGGTTGTCCTTTCGACGGGTTCCTCACTACGGTGGCACGACACAGCCCCCGTCGTCCGGATGAACTGGCGGGGGCTGTGCGGTCAGATGCGGTCGGGGTCGATGCTCGGGGGCCAAGGGAAGGGCTCCCCACCCAGGTTGATGACCTGGGCCCGGACCCGGTGGCTGTACCCGTAGAGGGTCTGGATGATCCGGGCGTCGTCCTCGTGCTTGCGTCGGTATCTCTCGTTCTCGGCCCGCTCCTCGGCCAGCTCGACGCGGATCTCCTGGAGCTGCTGGTTGAATCCCTCCCGGGTCTCGGCGAACAGCGCCCGCCAGCGAGCCTCGATGCCGGACTCTTCGACGATCTGCTCCGACTGGGCCTTGCGCTGGGCCTTGATCTCGGTCTTCTCGTCGTCCTTCTTGGTGTGGCTGGTCGTCCACCAGACGGCGAAGATCGAGAGGAGGCCGCCCGGGACGAGGAGTTCCTTGACTACCTCAATCCACATCGGCAACACCCCGCTGATCGTTCAAAGCCGCGGTGGACTTCTGCTCTCGCCTCCGCTCCTCGCACGAGATCGGGTGGCTCCCGAACCACTTCTCGATCTTGGTGAAGGGCTTGGCGGCGAGGCTGCACGCTCGGTGGTAGATCGGGGAGCAGGTCTCTGCGAAGCTGAGCACCCAGAGGGGGAAGCCCTTCAGGCGCCACTGGTGGAGCATGGACAGGTAGAATCCGCCGGAGTAGGCGACGGCGTGGGTCAGGCCGAGCCACCAGGGGACGACCCACTCGGGACGCATGTTGAGCGCGCAGAAGACGTAGGCCAGCCACCCCAGGATCAGCATCAAGAGACCGGCACGGAGGACCTTCCAGAAGTCCTCGACGTACTTGAACTCGGTCAGGGTGGCCACGGTCCAGCAGGCTCCTCCTAGCAAGAGGAGGGCGCCAAGCACGAGGCCCTGCCATTCAGGCAGCGTGGTCAGAGAGGGCGCCGGAAACATTCACTTCTCCCACCCCGGGTAGTCCCAGGGGTCCTTCAGCGGAGCGTCGGGAGGAAAGGAGTCGCTCACCCTGCGCACCAGGGTGGTGACGATGATCAGGGCGCCGAGTCCGGAACCGCCCAGCGTGGCGCAGAACGCGTACCAGTGTGCCCACAAGCGATCTCGGCGTCGATAGTGCGCCGAGTTGAGGGGCAGGTAGATCCGGTCAGGCACGACTACCTCGCAGACTGGGGGTCAGGGGGGAGTAGGTCACACGACCAGTGTCTCCCGCCCTGACCCCCTAGTCAGCTCAAACCGCGCCTCTATGACGACCGGCATGCACTCAGTTCGAGGACTCCCCCTGGACCCCTCTCCCGCGGGTGTCGTAGACGCCGCGGCGGGGCCTCGGGATCCCGGCGTACTCGTCCAGCTCCATGAGCCGTGCCCGGGCATTCTGCCGCACGCTGGTGTCGACGTCTGCCATCCGGCGCGGCCCCCGGAAGGCCCGGGTGCGAGCACCGGTGGTCTGGTCCCGGAAGGCAGTCATCAGCCGAGAGCGCCCAGGTTGACGGCCTTGCGGACGCGCGAGACAGCGCCGGAGGCGACGTTGGCGACGTTGGACATCGTGCGCCGGACGTCGCTCTCGCCCTGCACCGCGGCCTGGTTGCGGCTCTCCGGCTGGGGCTTCGGGGCGCTGGCGGCGGCCTGGAGCGGGCCGGGGGCGCTGTCCTGCTTGGGCTGCTCCACTCCCTTGGCCTGGGCCTGGGCCTTGGCCTGGGTCTTCACGAAGGAGGCCGGGGTGATCTGGGACGGCAGGCCGCTGGGGTGGAAGGAGTAGTTGCCGCCCAGCTCCTCGGCGTGGCCCATGAGCGACTTGGCGTGCTCGAAGTGCTGGTCGTTGATGCCACGGGTGTGCTGGTACTCCGTGTCGGACATCCGGAACGCGTGGTTGCGGCTCTCGGCGTTCTGCTCCTTGATGAAGGACGCCTCGCGGTCGAACCGCTCGTTCTCCCGGTCCCAGATCTCTCGGTGGGTGGGGCCCGCCATTGCGGCACGGGCGGGGTCGTTGATCCAGTTTCGGATTCCCATGGTGGTCTCGCTTCCTGGCCTATCAGCCGTTGGAGTAGGTGGGTGCCTTGTAGGCGATGGGGTTGTAGTTCCAGGTCAGGGTAGCCCGCAGCTTGAAGTTGCTCAGGCCGTAGTAGATCGAGTACTGGCTGGAGTTGTTGGCGTACATCACCAGGGACCAGCCGTTCCTCATGATCGGGAAGAGCCAGGAGTTGACGGACTTGGGCAGCGTGTACCAGGCGTGGCTGCCGGGGGCAGGGCCGGTGATCCTGCCGAGGGCGCTGTTGCCCAGCGTCGGCGTCCCAGAGCCCGGGGTGTTGTCGGCGCAGTAGAAGTCCACCGAGACGCCGGACCCGGACCCCGAGCCGGAGACTCGGTCGAGGTAGACCTCCAGCTCGGAGACCGACACGTTGTTGTATCGGTTTGGCTGGTTGCCGCCGCCGTAGGTGTTGATGCTCCGGATGATGGCGTCCGAGTTGAACGCCGCCACGCCGTAGTACGGGCTGCCGGTGGAGTAGTAGCCCTGGCCCAGCTTGCTGCCGAGGTTGCTCCACCCGTCGATGGACCGCCACGAGCCGGAGCTGGTGCAGTCCCACGAGAGGGTGGCGGAGCCCGAGTCTGTGGTGGCGGCGTGCCCGGTGTTCACGGTGATGGTGTTGCCCGCCACGTCGCTGTCCACGGGGTTGTCCGAGTAGGCCGTGATGGTGAAGTGGTAGGTGGAGTCCTGCGCCAGGCTCCAGTTGGCGTACACGGCGGCACCCGCGACGCCGGTGGACTCGACGCGCACGTAGTTGCCTGTCTCGATGCAGCGAGACATGAAGTGCGAGATGTTGGCCTGGTCGGTGATCTTGATCCGCACCGAGGTGTTGGTGATCGAGTACACCGACTGCACCGGCTTCGACGGGGTGGGCTGGTAGACGCGCAGAGTCTTCCCCACGTTGCCGGACCAATCCCAGTACGGCGAGGACGACGGGTCGGTGGAGACGGCGAAGACGTTGTTCCCCAGGTCACCCGGTCGAGGAGCCCAGGAGAAGGACCAGGCGCCGGACGAGGAGATCGTGCCGGTGGTCGGCATGCCGGACCCGTCGATGGCGCCGCGGACGCTGACCCCCGAGGCGATCTGCTGGGTGGGCATGTTCGACGACGAGGTGCCGGAGAAGGTCATGGGGACGCCGATGACTCCGTAGGCGGGCCAGTTGACCGACAGGGACGGAGTGCCCACGACCCGGACGTTCCGGTGGTTGGACTCCGCGGCCTTGTAGGGGGTCTGCTCCGGCATGGTGGCGTAGACGTCCCAGTCCCCGACGAAGGTGGGCTTCCAGGTATACGACCAGGCCCCGTTGCTGTCCGTCTGGACGATGGTCAGTCGGGTGATCCCCGCGTAGACCGACACCGAGAGGCCAGCGCCGACGGGGGTCTTGCTCTTGGAGTCGGTGACCACCCCGGAGATGGTGACCGACCCGCCGCCGTCGACCTGGGTGGTGCTGACCGAGCACGAGATGGCCGGGTAGATGGTCTCCACGAACTGGTGGAACAGGTGCCAGGCCCCGTCCTCGCCCACGACGTAGGCCCGCTGGGCACGACGCCAGGACTGCCCGTCCTGGACCTGGAGGTCGTAGACGGGCTTCCATGCACCAGAACTGGTGCGAACGTAGCCGGGCATCAGGACCAGATGGCCGCGATGGTGCCGACCGGGAGGCCAGCCGCGGGGGTCGAAGGAGCGGAGGCGTTGGCCGAGGAGACCTGCTCGACCACGACGGGAGGAGCAGCCTTGGCGGCGGTGTTGGAGGTCGCGCCGACGGCGCCCTGCTTGATGTAGACGGTGTCGTGGTTGTGGTTGGCGGGGGAGTAGACCCCTGTGTGGTTGTGGTCGGAGCGCGCGGCGGTGGTCGCGGTGCCGGTGCCCGCGAAGGACACGGAGAGGGTCACGGCGGATCCCAGGGTACCGCCTCCCGTCAGACCAGCGCCCGCGGTGATCTCGGTCGAGGCCAGCGCCTTGCCGTCGAGGGCGTCCTGCAGGCCCGGGATGTCAGCGGTCGTGTGGGTGTGCGACGAGGCCGCAGCCCCGAGAGCACTCAGGGTGGGCAGCGGGTGGACGTGGTCCTGCCGGGCCACCAGGGTGCTCGTGCCCACAGCGGCGGACGAGGCCAGGGCGGTGCCCGGCGCCGAAGCCAGGCCAGTGCCGCGAAGCGCCAGGGCGGCGTCCAGGCCGGAGACCTGGGCGGTCGTGTGGGTGTGCGTTGCCGGGGCGAAGGTGGCCAGTCGGGCGGCGACGGACTCGCTACTGCCGCGGGGGTTGATCCCCAGCTCCTTCTGGATGGCCACCAGGTTCTCGTTGATCTTGTTGTGCAGGGCGGCGTGCTGCACGTTGCTGCCGTTCATGGGCGCGGTGGCCACCAGCTCGGTTGCGCTGGGGAAGGACTCAATGGCGCCAGGGTACTTCGAGGGCATCTGCCGACCTTTCGAGAAGACTGTGTCCCTCCAAGGTAGCCACGACGTGGGGCTGGTGTCCCCCTCAAACGGAGAGAGGGCCCGCCCGCCAGAGCCCCTCTCGGGGAGTAGCGATGCGGGCCCTCTCGTCTCGACCAGGAGGTCAGCGATGGCCTCTCAGGATCGTCGAGATCCTGTTCTCCGTCTCGAAGATCTGGCTCTTGACCACGGCGGTCTTGGCGTTCAGGTCACGGAGCTTGGCGTAGAGCTTGATCCGCTCCTGCTCCAGGTCGTCCAGTTCGGGATCGGCGCTCACTCCTCCGCGCCCATCTTGTTGACCATGCGCTGCAGCTTGTCGATCTGGCGCTCCTGGTCGGCGATCACCTTGCGCATCTCCTCCCTGCGGAGAGAAGCACCGTGGGCCGCGGCAGACATGGCCTCGATGCGCTCCTTCAGACGGACCACTTCGTAGGTGAGCATCCTGTTCTCTTCCTCGGGGGAGAAGATCGTGTCCTGGTCGGAGTGGTAGGTCATGTCAGGTCCAGGTCCTTCAGGTCTCGTCGGAGTTGCTTCAGGCGTTCCTTGTGCAGGTCGGCCATGGTGTCGGCGTACTCGGCCTGAGCGTCGAAGGCCTTGAAGGCGTGCTCGGTCTGGTCGATCTGCTGGAGAAGCCACTGACGCTGGGCGAACTTGGCGTCGTCCTCAGCCGAGGTGTCTCCGATCACTTGGTGCCCTCAGGTGCCGCGGGGAAGAGGCCGATGACGGACAGGTCCGCGAACGGATTGCGCAGCTCGTTGCAGTAGCACTTCTGCTCGCCGCTCTTGATCCCCTTGCCCGCCGGGTGGTTGTGGCGCGACGCCGCCTCGGTGTTCGGCTTGCCCCTCCCGAAGAACTGGGACAGGAGGTCGTCGGCGATGGCGTTGCCCGCCTCCTCGATGTCCTCGGCGTCCTCCTCAGCGTCTCCCTGGTCCAGGCGGGTCTTCTCCTCCA